GGTTCGATCCCTGTTGGAAGCTTTCCCAGCCTTAGCTCAGTTGGATTAGAGCAGCGGATTGTAGTGGTATGACAGTAATTCTCCGCGGGTCAGGTGTTCGAATCATCTAGGCTGGATTTTCTCTTGTAACTCAGTTGGTTAGAGTGTGGGACTGTTAATCCCGAAGTCATCGGTTCGATTCCGATCAAGAGAGTGTTACTTTTTAGATGTGTGTTCAGCATGTAAAATGTAATCTTCTAGCGCGACTTTAGCTTCTTCACGTGTTTCAAATCTTCCAATGTGTATATTTTTATCGTTGCGATAAATCGAAACCAACCATGGTTTATGTTTCCTAGACGCGTCGTAATAGCAATTTGACGATTTATTATTTCCGACTCTTTTACTCACCGGTATTTTATAATTATCAGGATCTTTCGAAAATTCTTTTTGTACTGCAATAGCTTCTTCTTCCGTTTTAAAACAACCAATAACACGTGATTTGCCATTCACGCACGCAATCACACTCCAAGATGTAATTCTTCCATCCCTTTTAGATATATTTTTTTGTATTGATCCAAGAAGACCCTTTTTTCGAATTCTTATTTGTCTTTGTTTGTCTACCATTAACATTCTGGATATATCACTTACTTTTTCACTTTTACCACCACCTTCTCGTATATTATAACCGTGTGGTTCTATTGTATTATTATCTTTTATGAACTTTCTTTCCATATCACCCAGTATATCACTATTACCTTCCCATATGGTTTCTACTTTAAAATTATTCCAACCATATTTTTCTATGGCGTTTGTTAGACATCTACATTTAGATCTACCTGGATTTTTTGGAATATATTTATGCTGTTTTATTCTTTTATGAATCCCCTGTATAGTTTTACCTATATATGACATACCAGTGGGTTGACATGTTATCTTGTAAATGATACCACGCATCTACTTTCTCTTTAACTGATAAATATGTTCGACGACGATCGTCGCACCGAGTACAGTCAGGATTGGGTTATCGTAACGGAACCCATAATATACGATGGCAAATCCCCACGCGAATGCCAAAAAGTCTGTGACAGGCGCCGCCATGTAACTACAATTTGTTTCTGTTGGAAGAGACGCTTCCATGATCTGATAAAACACGTGTCCCAAAATGACGGAAAGGATCAGGGCTATTCCGTGTTTCTTATTCATACTCTTTAATAATATTTTCTTCTCCTATAGTAAATATGTCTATAGAAACTCCTGACGGTGTTCTCGATGTGACGAACGCCACGCTTCGAGTGCCTCAGATCGAAGTTCAGGGTACGAGTGTGACGACGTCTTTATCCACACTCAGTAACGTCGGGGTCGGGACGGGGACGCCGGGTGGGCGTTTGCATGTCTATGGTCCAGATGCAAAAACGCTTCTTCAATCAACCTCGAACACAGCCAACGTCGAAATTGGTGGTCCATCGGGGGCTATCGTAGATTTAAAGGGTCCGTTCACGGATGATTACGATCTTCGAATTCAATCTTTGGGTGACGGTGGGACCATCGCGACCACTGGGAATGTGAACCACATTCGCCTGGCATCGACTGGTGGATACACGGGTTTCGGTACGGCCACACCACAATATAAGATCGATGTACAAGGTGTCAAGGGTGTCGATGCGGTGTCAAATCCGATCGCACACAATCCCGTATTTTTGTACGACGACCAAGAATCGACCACGACGTTTTCCGGAACGGCGGGTGGTGACGGCGCGTCTCGAAACACGACGAGTAAATATTTGGAACTGAACAGTTTGACTGATAACGCGACCGGCTACGTGTATTGGCCGATCCAAATGCCAAACTCGTGGACGGCGGAGTTTGATCATTACGTCGGCGGTGGTGACGGGGGTGAAAGCTTGTCCTTTAGCTTTTTTAATACGTCGGCACCGACGACGACCGGGAATCACGGGGGCTATCGTCTCGTGATCGCTGAATTTTATGGAGGCTCACCCGCGGCGAAGGTTGTTTTGTATTACCAAGGGAGTGAAGTCGCACAAAAAAATATTATCGGTGGTATTCCAGTCTCTGTGTGGAATAAGATTGTCGTGAACTATAACCGTGGTTCTATTTCTTTGAGCTTTAATGGACGTTCGGCATTCTCATACGAAGCGACTGAAAATGCTGATTCGTACACGGGCCGATACTCTGGTTTCATCGGAAAGACGGGTCTTCGTAACAACTATCACCGCGTTCGTAACGTCAAGTGTACGAGCGGAACGAACTGGGTGTACGCGACGGGGTCGAATGCATCGACACTCGCATACTTGAGTGGACACGTGGGTATCGGTACGGATGCCCCGACGCAAATGCTCGAAGTCACGGCGAACGTCAAGGCCACACACTTTATCGGGGACGGGGGTCTTCTGTCGAACATCGCGACGACGTTGAGTGCCATCGTGAATCAAGGAAACGTGACCTCGAATACCGTGCAGTTTACGAACGAGGACACGGGGATCGTCGCCACGGGGAACATCGTGGTCCAAGAGGGTGGTTTCTTCGTCGGGGACGGGTCGAAATTGGTGAACATTCCGACGGATTTCGAATCCATCATCATTAACGGGAACACGACGTCGAACGTTGTGTTCTTTGCAAACACGAACGTGGCGATTCAAGCGAGTGGGAACATCGTCGTCGATTCGGACAGTTTCTTCATCGGGAACGGGGGACTCTTGTCGAACATCGCGACGACTTTGGAAGATATCGTCAACCAAGGAAATACGACGTCGAACACGATTCAGTTTACGAACTCGAGTGTTGGTTTCGTGACGACGGCGAACGTCGGGATTGCGAACTCGGCACCGACGAACCATTTAAGTGTTGGTTCGAATTTACACGTGAACGATACGGGATCGAACGTATTGACGGTGCGTGGAAACGTTTCGGCGAATACGTTGACGCTCGGTGACTTCCAAGTGGTCGCGTCGTACGGACTCAATCACGTGACAGCGGAAAACAACCAAACGGGTGATACGCTCGTCTTGACGAACGCGACGAAGGGAATCGATGCGTCCTCGAACATCGATCTCGGTGGACAATTGAATTTCGATTCCAACGTCAAGATCGTCGGGGGTGGCACGGGCACGTACGTGAACAATCTTCGCATCGCGCCGGTCGCGTCAAACATCGTGACGTACGATCGATCGACGGGTGAAGTCTTCGATTCCGGGGGACTCATCAGCAATAAGTTGGCCATCGTCTCCGAACAACCGCCGGCGGCTTTGACTGGAACGTCTACGGTGGTCGATGGACATGGGAGGTACGTGTTGACCACATCGAACTTGGCGAGCGGTTCGAACACGTGGAATGCGTTCGATGATTCGACGTCCGTCGCGTGGATCGGTAATGATACGTACACGGGTGCATCCAACGCGTACGCGGGATCGGTCCAATTGGCGTCGTCGACGGGGATCGGTGAATGGCTCGCGATCGAGTTTCCGTATAAGACGACGCTTCGACACGTGAAACTGACGCCGGGAGCGACGACTGCATCTTTCCCGGGTACCGCGAATCTGTACGCGACCAACGACGGTTCGACGTGGACACTTTTGAAACAATGGAGCGATGTCTCACCGGCCTCGACGTCGGATGTACAAACGATCGCGGTCGATGCGTCGGCCGCATACAAAAAGTACGCGATCGTCACGACCAAGGTTTCGGGTGACGCCATCGCGGTATCCATCGGTGAATGGCAATTGTTCACCGAAACCTTCACGGTCGATGCCGGGGTCGTCTCCACGACGGCCGCCTCCGGTTTGGACGTGGGATACACCGAACATCCGGTGGAACCCATGACGGACTTCCACACCTACGTGGAGGGTCACGGGACCTACGAGGCGAGTGCGAGTACTTATGATACCGGCAATTCTCTGTATCCGTGGTACGCATTCGATTATGGAACTACACCACCCAATAGATGGTCATTAAGTTTTGCACCATACGATACATCTGGTATTTACACAGGAAATGCGACTTCCACTGACATTGGTGGTACGAGGCATTTGGGAGAATGGTTGCAAATTAAATTGCCTTATGATATTACTCTCTCTAAAATAAAATTATTAACAACCACCACTTTGATGTCGAGAGCCGTCACCGGTGGAACTATACTTGGTTCAAATGATGGTACAAATTGGTATGTTATCACCACATTCAGTGGTCTATCACACACACAAGGAGAATATGCCACTGCTGATATAAACGCTACAACGCCGTACATGTATTACAGACTTGTTGTAAAAAATGTAGCGACGAGTGCTACAGCCAACCGCCCAGATATCGCCGAATGGCGCCTCTTCGCCGAAAAGCCGGTGACCCGCATGGAGAACGTGCACATCTCCGGTGACCTCTCGAGCGAGACCCTCCAAACGGGGTACATCAAGTGGCCCAAGGTGCCCCTCAAGGCCAATGCAAGCGAGGGGTATGTGGCGAGTGCGAGTTCAACTTATAACACATTAGACCAGTGGCAGGCGTGGCACGCATTCGAAAATAAATCACAATATGGAGGCAATTACCCCGCGTGGATTTCTGGTCAAAATACGTTTATCGATTCCACCGGACTCCCGGATACAGCTAATTGTGCAACTTTCGATAATCTCTCTTGTGAATGGATACAAATTAAACAACCCACGGCTATACAGCTATCGAGTTTTAAGTTCAAGTCTAGATATTTGTCATCAACACCGGTGAGTGGGGCTATGTATGGTTCGAATGATGATTTCGTGACGTACGATAAACTCACTTCATTCAGTGATAACACAGAGCTTGAACCAATTATAAACGTACAAAGTACAGAAAAGTACAATGCTTTCAGACTAGTTGTGACAGCGACAACAACGGCACCAACTACTGATATCGACGAACTCCAACTCTTCGAAGCCGCCACAGGTGTGGGTGCCGCCCCGACGTCCGCCAAGTTGCAGGTGGCTGGCTCTCTCGGCATGGCCAAAGGTGCGGAGTTCTTCGCGGGGGATGACGTCGTCATGGAATTGCCCAAGCACGATAGGCCACTAACGAAATATCCGGAGGTGGCGATGACGGCGAACAGCTCTGAGGGGTATGTGGCGAGTGCGAGTAGATTTGGTTCTACCCATTACCCATACAAAGCCTTCAACGGATTGAAAGGTGGTAACAGTGGTGATGTAGGTTGGCACACCGGTACGGAACTTCCAGGGGGTATAGCTGATTATACCGGAACAAGTAATACATACGTAGGAACTGAAAGACTTTCGAGTGAAACCGTCTTGGGTGAGTGGATTACGATCGAATTACCCAAACCTATTAAGTTGAAAGAAACACATCTATGGGCACAATTTAATTACGCACACGTGCCGAAAGGTGGTGTCTTTTATGGCAAAAAGAGTGCATCGGACACGTGGACACAATTATATTCCTACACGGAACAACCCATTCCGGATAGATACACCCCCCAAGTTCATATGATTAATGAAATACGATATTTTAAGTATTTCGCGTATGTAGCCACCGAAAGATATTTATCGGACTCAGGTATATCTATTGGCGAATGGGAACTCTATGGCTACGAAGAAGGCGACACCTCCGTGGACGTCGTCCATAGGAGCATCCCGAACAAGCCCGGGCAGCAACACCTCGAGGTGTACTGGGACGCGAACGACAGTAATTCGTACAGCTTCGCGAACAGTTCGAATGTCTATGATCTCTCCGGGAATGGGGTCACAGGTACCATCACCGGTAACAATGGGTTCGACGCCGAATATAACGCGTGGGTGTTCGATGGGAGTGGGGATTACATTTCAACGACGAGCTCTGGTCTTGGGACGGGTGGCGCGTTCGACCACTCGTTCGCATTCTGGTTCAAAATTAATCGAAACGTTACAAACAATGACTACGTCGTGACGTTTGGTGAAGAAACAATCGATAACATGATTGCTGTCAATATTTCGGGGAAAACACTAATTCATTTCGATAACTGGGGGCGTGGCGTTATCACAGGAAGTGTCGTGACTCTCGGTCAATGGTATCACGTCGCGTGCACCCATACAGGCTCTGCGACTGGTGATATTAATAACCAATTGATTTATGTTAACGGCGTCCGGCAAAGTACCTCTGCGACGGGTACAGGTACTCTTGCATTTACTTCAAACAGAATTACAATCGGTGCGAGGCCTGGTACGAATAATAGTAACACACCAGCTGCATTCTTGGATGGTGCCGTCGCGGATGTCAGATTTTACAAAGGGAAGGTCCTCAACGCCGACCAGGTGCGGGAACTCTATGAATACGACGCCCCCCGTTTTGGACACCGCCAAAACTTGGTGGCCCTCCACAAGGGTAACCTGGGTGTGGGTGTGACCGCCCCGACGTCACGGTTCGAGGTGGCGGGTCGCGAGGATTTGCAGGAATATCCACCCCGAGCGATGACGGGGTACGAGACCTACATGGAGGGGCATGGGGTTTTTAGGGTGAGTCAGAGTTCCGAGGGATCCGCCAATGGTGTCGGTG